CAATCTCACGCATAGCACCTGCGCCGATTCTGTCAGTAATCCCACCAACAACTGTATCGCTAAGATTATCAATCGTATCGCCAACAACAGGCATTTTGAGTGCTTTAGCAATACGACCTAAAGGTGTTACTTCTAACAGACCAACAGGTGCGGCCATCAACGCGGCTGTACTACGTTCTTCTTCAGTAGCACCGGCTTCACGAGCACGTTCAGAAGCTTCACCTGCGGCGGCACCTACACCTAAAGCGGCGGCGGCAGGGAGTGCGGCGGGGCCAAGTAATGCGGTAGGTAAGAACCCAACAATAGACCCCACGCCCTGTGCAAGTTTGTAGGTCGTAGATTCTTTGTCGCCACCTTCAGGAGTTAGTGCGTCAGCGGCTTCTTGGATAATTTGACGTGCTTCGGTTTCATTGCCTTCGTCAAGCAATGTAGCGGCACCGAGAGCGGCAGTTTCAAACAACCCAACAGCACCGGCTCCAAGACCTGCGCCAATATCTTCAAAGAACCCAGATTCTTCTTCGCGGGTTATTTCGATTGGCCTACGGGCTTCTTCTAGCGCGGCTTGCCGACGGTCGCGTTCTTCCTGCTCAAGTTGATTTCGTACAACTGCTATAACAGATTCTTGCGATGCATCCGCAGGGCCGCGAACTTTATGAATTATTCCATTTGCATCGCGAACTCTATGGATTACATCCATTATTCTGTACCTGTACCTGCGTAACTAAGCCCTTCAGTGCCGCTAGCACCGCCCAAGAAAGTTTCTAGCCGAGCACGTTGTTTTTGCAGTTCTTGTAACGTGGTTGCAAGTTGTTTATCACGTTCTTTTTGCAGTCTTGCAGTTTCGGCGTTAACTTTTGCTTCGTCTCCAGCAAATCGTTGGTCGTAAGGTACTTGGTTAATACGGTCGGTATACAGCTTATCGTATTTCTGGCTAATGCTTGCAATGTAGTTATTAACACTACCAAGAACTTGTTCTGCATAACGCTTGTCAGTGCTTTCACGCAGTGCCGCATTTGAGTCGGCGGTCAGACGATTCTTTTCTTGTGCGATAGAACCTTCTAATACAGCAATATCTCGTTTTAGGCCGGTAGACGCATTAGAAATTAACGCTTCTAGTTCCATCTTACGGTCGCGATCACCCGCTTCTAAATTAGCTATATTTGTTTCTAATAACCGTTTACTTGCATCTTCAGCGCGTCGCGCTTGTTCTTGTGATAAACCTGCGAGACCTTCAAGCCCACGCCCTCTGCGTAATTCTGCTTGCCCTGCACGTGTAATCGATTGTTCAGTTGCTCCTAAACGTTGTGCCGCCAATTCTTTCATCAAATCAGTTTCGGCGCCCATAACATCGCTGAGTAAACCTGTTTCGGCTTGTTGTGCGGCCTTGCGGGCGCGGGCGGCACCTGCACTACCACCTGCTAGCGCCATGCCTGTAGTTGAGCGGCCAGCCATACCACGTAAAAATGATGACAGTTCTTCGCCACGTAGAGCTTCTGGGTCCATACGTTTTGCACGGATAGCTTCCAACTCGTCAATACGTTTTTGACGTAGTGCTTTATCTTCTGCACCGTAACCAACACGTCCAAGAAACTTCTTGTACTCATCTTCCTCCATTTTAGAAGGATCGATAGTTGAGTCTTTTTTAAAGGCTTCTGCTAAATCAGCGGATAACGCATCGGCTTTCGTGTAATCAGTAGTTGGTACTTCTAACTTACTTACGCCCGTGCGTGGAGTAACCGCGACACTTTGGTTTCCTTTAACTGCGCCAAGCGCCGCCGCTATACCCGACTCAGGTGCTTGTTGTGCAGGAGTAGCGGGTGTTTCAGATTCAGATCCGACTTCAGTTTCTGGTTGCGGTGTAGCTGGGGATTCTTCGGGTGCAATAAAACCGGGTGTTGGCCCCATTGGAGGTTCAGCTTCGGATGGTTCTGGGCCATCAGCACCGGCTTCTGGCGAAAACTTACCTTGTAACCGTTCTAATTCCTTAATTTCCATATAATTAAGTCTGCCACGACGACTTAACAAATCTTGATACCGATCTAATAATTTTGCATCTCTTTGTTTTTGTTTTATATTTTTGTACTCTGAAGTCATCTGCTGACCATACGTAGCACCAGAAAGATCAACCCCCTCGTAATCTTCAAGCGTTACTTCAGAACCTGTTGGCCCTGCAAATCCAACAATACCGCCATTAGCCATACGCGCCATATTCGGCGCAGGAGCAGTAGCAATACCCATCTGCTTAGCCCGTCTCATCTGGTCAGTTTGACGCTTATCGAGTACGCCCTTGACTTGGCCGACTTTACCCATCATGTCTTGCTTGGTGCGTTGCACCATCTCAGTCTCTAATTGATCTTTGATAGTCTGTGGGTTCTGTTGCATTTGCATTTGCATATCACGTGCAACCGCGTCCTTTTCAGACTTCAATTTTTGTAGCGCAAGAAGGTCAATTAGCTCTTTGTTTTGAGCGTATCGCTGTTGAAGCAATTGTGGCTTAGAGCGATAAGCATCTACTTTCTGTTGAACCTGTTGGTCGATTCCATTGTTTATCATTCCAGACCACCTATTTCGTCTGATTCAGGAGTTGTTCCAGCCAATTCATTTGTTGGAGTGGAGCCATCAGGGTTAGTTACCCCACCCATGCTAATGCCGTCAGGGAATAACATATTATACAGTTCCATCAACCCACTTGCTGACCCCGCAAATTCAGATAACGCACTGGGCTGTTGGTACGAGAAAGATTGAGCCGCAATTGGAAGTCCTTGTAGCAATGACTGCATATATTGAACTTGCTTGTACGGGAAGTCGCGTTCTTCTTCAAACTGCAAACGATCTGCGGTAATACCTTCTTGCTCAATATCACGTTGTGCTCTACCGAGTTCCGCTTGTCCGCGTATTGCCGCAAGGCCATATTCATTTGCCGCATCTTGAGCAGTTTGTAAACGCCCCTGCTCAGTGTTGAATTGATTTTGCGCTTGGGTAAACGCATCGGCGTAGCCTTTGCCGGTAATACCAGCAAGGTTCTGAAGCATATTTCTATTGAGTTCGGACTCCATAATAGCTTGGCGTGACCCACCAAATGCACCGGCTTTAGTCAACCGTGCCGCATCTCCAAGACGACTAATTTGCGCCTGACGACGCGCTTCATCAATCTGAGGTTGTAACGCCGCTTGTAAATACGGATTCATGTACTGTTGAGCAGTTTCGGCGCTGAATGTGCCCGGTGTAAATGCGCCCATTTGTTCTGTAGGAATAGTTAGTCCAGCGATACCGGAAAAAGCCGTTTGTTGTAGCTCCGATTCACCTGCTGTAAGTGGCCCCGTGTAGGCTTGATATGGCTCACTAGCAAGGGCTTCACCGCGCCCAAGCATATCTGTAACGTATGGACCCACCCATGTCGATAAGGAAGATTCAGTACCCGTTTGCTCGCCTGTAAGTGGATCAGCCCCTATGCCTGTATCATCTACAGTAGTAGTATCTCCGACCGCCATATCTACCTCACGCTGGTGTAAAGTTGTTAGGGTTTATTTGTTTACCCTGTTCTGCATTGCCTGTACGTGCTTGACGAATACGCTCCATCATACCGTACAACTGTTCCGCTCCTGCATTTGAATTACCGTTTCCTAGATGAGAAACAACATCCGCAGGGATTACAAACTCGCCATCACTGAGTGCGGCAGGTTGTTGGTTATCAATTTGTGCGGGGACGGCATCGGCCATACCATCAGTCGGCCCACCTAAATAATACCCTTTTGTTTGGTTTCTCATTTTGTTTTTGTCTTTAGCAAACATAGGGTTTTGTTGCCCGTACAATCCGGCGAGTCCGCCTTGCGCCATACCCGTAGCTGTGCCTGTCGGCATTGGAGGTTTTGGTGCAGGTTGTTGTTGGCTAGGTAATTGTCCCATACCTTGCGCTTTTTTAAGCATTTCTAAGTAAGTGCGTGCGTAAGACATAGACTGTGGTTTACCGCCGACTGCACCACTCATAACCATTTTAAATGCTTCTTGCGGATTAGACTCGTACAAATTAATTAAGTCTTGACGTGACATTGGTGTCTGAGGTGCATTTGCAGTAGGTCCGCCACCAACTAACTTTGCAATCCCGCCACGAGCCATAGCTTGTGTTTGTTCAGTATTTGCTAAATTAGGTTCAGGAGGAGTGATTGTACGTCTTGCAGGGTTTGCACGGTTTAGCATTGCTAAACCTTCGGCTTGCCGCTCTGCTTGCTCACGTGCTGACGTTACTTGGTCAGGTGCAGAATACATCACATCACTAAAATATCGACGCCCACTACTGCCGGGGCGTCTGTTCGGGTCATACTGGTATTGTTGCATCAATGCATAATCTTCAACCGATGCGGGTTGAGGACTTTCAGGGACAGCCGCACGGACAGCGGTGTACTTAGGAATACTACCTTGGTAACCAGTAGGTCTGTTTGTATCTGGCAGTAATCCAAACGCGTCGGCTAACGTAGCACCAGTTGTTGCGATGCTGGTAATTTTTTTAGTGTCAAGATTACCTTTGCTATCAGTGAAAAACCCACCAACGTCGCTTACCAAACCATCGTCGGTATCAGTGACGTAATCCCAAGCACTTTCCCACCAGCTAGATTCTTCTGCCATTACTTATCTCCAAGGAGTTGCAACAACTCATCGTTTATATCCACTTTTCCGCCTCGCGCATAAGGAGACGCAAATAAAGATTCTTGGCGTGGATTCGCAAAGATACTACTAAAGTCATATAGGTACCCAAGTTGTAATGGGTCAGGGGTCTTTACATCCACGCGCTGTCCACCTATATCACCTGCTTCCATAAACATCCGTCTAAAATCACGATAGTTGCCAAGTCGTTCCTGTTTTAACGATTCTTCAGCGATTTTAGCTTCTAATGCTGTTTTCGTATCTCCTATCTGAGATTCTAACTCGGTTTGCGTATCTAAGACAGTTTTATACACTCCCGTGGGATCGGTGTACAGAGTCGGGTCTAGAGTGAGATCAAGTTCAGTAGCAAGTGATGGATCTTGTTGCAACTGTTTTAGTAAGTCTAAATCTTCCTGAGTAACCGCCGCATCGCCAGTAACGTCATAACGTAAATCTTGATCTGTAAATTGATAGGTAGTCGGGTCTTCAAGTACCTGTTGCTGTGCAATTAAATCGGCAACAAAATCAATATCAGTATCTGTAAGTAGCCCCGCAGGTTTACCAACAAGATCGGCAACGGCTTCGATATCTGCACCGAGGGTTTCTTCGACACCTGTAATTTGTTCACCAAGCTGAGTCCCTACGTCGGTTATTTGCCCGCCAAGGGTTTCTTCGACACTCGCCATTTCATCAAGTAGAGTCTGTTCAGTAACTCCAAGGTCTTCGGCAAGTTGAGTAATGGCTTCGTCTCGTGCGACACCTGCATCTTCAAGAGCTTCAAACTCCGCAAATACACCTGTTGCACTTGTATCTTCTGTCGATGGCTTACCAATGTAGTCTCGTAAGACGTTAAATCTAGCGGCATCCAGTCCTTCTTCTAACCGCCCTGCTAGGTCAGACTCTGCGTATTGCCCGATTAACGGAGTAACGTCACCTTCTAATACGTCCTCTAGACCTGCTTCTGTAAAGGCTTGTATTACTTCCTCACGATCAACCATGCGAGGATCAACATACGTACCGATATTCCCTTGTTGCGTTGATTCTTCTACCTGTGCGGCAAATTGAGCAACTTCATCATCAGTTGGCTGATACCCAAGCTCTTCAAGAAACGCTCTTGATTCCTCTAATGTGACCTGTCTTGGGTCTACATATTCTCCAATGGCAGTTGACTGGTCGGATTCGGCAACGCTTGCAACGAATTGATTAACTTCGTCTGCCGTGGGGGTGTATCCGTAAGTGTCACGGAAGAATTGTTCGGCTTCTTGATATGTCGTTGCTTGAGGATCAAACTCTGCACGTGCATCTCTAATTACAGACGCTTCGCTCTGCTGTCCTACATAAGATTGTAGTTGCTCGTCAGTAAGGTTAATTCCTTCGGCCTGTGCGGCGGCGCGAATCTCGTCAATATCAACGTAACGTGGGTCAATATATTGTTCGATTTGAGTATTGCGATCAGTGTCTGAAATATTACCAACAAACGAACTAACTTCCGCATCGGTTGGTGTGTAGTATTCGTAGGTATTAAACGACTGCACCGCTTCGTTTTGGTCAGTGTAGCCCGCGTCATAAACTTGGTTTAACAAGTTACTCTGTATTTGAGAATCAGTAATTCCTAAGTCAGTAAGCTGTTGTTTAGCGGTATTAGCGCCCGCTTGAGAATTTTGAGAACTGCTGATTATGTTGCCAACATCACCGTTTAACACCATTAAGGCGTTAGAAGTCATGTTACCAGTGGTGCTAAGCCCGTAAATACTGCCTGATGTACCGCCACCTGCGATAAACCCAAGCATGGAAGCACCGGCAATGTTACCGCTAACGTCACGAGTAGGGTCTAGCTCATAGAACGAACCTTCTTTGAACGCGGTAACTACGCCTTCTTCAAGTCCTTCCGTGACGCCTTCTTTTAATGTAATCGTCGCACCATCGCGTAGTTTAGTGCCGATTACGTCAAGGGCATCGCCTAACGGTCCTGATGTGTTTTTATTAAACAACGCTTTTTCTAACGCTTGTCCTCCGATACCGAGACTAAGCATGGTTGTGGTACTACCTAAAATACCGGCAGATACCGCCATTTTATACGCGTAGTCGTTTGCTTCGGTTTCACTCATACCGTTAGCAAGAGCAACTTGGAGCGCCTCATCATATGCGCCACCTGCGTTACTACCGGCACTCTCTCCAACATCAGAAACAGCGGCGGCTTGGAGTCCTGCGCGGCGAGCGGCGGCTTCGGCGGCTTCTTTAGCGGCTCCTTTAGCTAAATTAGCAGTTCGGGTAACACCTGCGGCAACACCACCGACGAGCCAAGGAGCGGCTTCTTGGGCAAATTCAACACCGATAAATTCAGCAATCATTTCAACAGGTGCATCTTGGAACCCGCCAAGAATTGCTTCTGCTTTACCCATGACGCCTTCTGCATTGGCAAAGTTTGTTTGGAAGTCTTGTATCTTCTGTTTGTATTCTTCGGTGTTGAGCGACTCACCTAAAGAAATTATCTGGTAAGCCGCTTGTCCTGCTGGGCTAGTTTCTGGGTTAATACCAGCAAGAACCAACATATCGTTCATTGCTTCAGTAATACCACCACCGGCACGTAGCGCAGTTGCCGCCGCAAGTTTAACGCCGTCGCTGTTTGCAACGCTGTTCTTAGCGGCAAGTAGTGTATTGGCTACGTAGTCATATCCTTCTTCGCCAAGCGTACCCCTTAGAATACTTTTTGTTGTTTCGCTTGCACCATCAAGTAGTTCTGTAGCAGTGTCTATAAACGCATTGGGGTTGGACGTTTGTGTTTCGTCGAGAGTATCACCGAAAAGGGGGATTTGAATGTCTATTTCTAACTCTGACCTTCCAAGGATAGCGCCGTCCATAGATGTGGTAATAATCTGACCTGACGGTGTTGGCCTGTAATACACTAATTGCCCATATTTAGCGTCCCATTGAGGAAATCCAAACAAAGAAACGTTGTCCCACTCTAAGAGTCCTGTGTCTCCCGCAACAAGCCGTGCTCTATTACTAGCAATATCTGTTTTGAGTTGATCGTCAGCGCCATCAAGTGAAGGAGCAGATACGGGAGACTCGGAGGCTGTGTAGTTATCACGCGCAATATTTACGTAATCTTCCACGTTAGAAGAACGTATTTCGTCCAAAGGCTTTGTTTTTAAGTCATTTGTAATTTTGCCTTTAAGATCGGCAATGTCTTCTTTGGAGTAGAATGCGGCTGACTGACTAGTACCACCTACCTGATTAAGTGCTCCAATAGTTAACGCGCCAGCAATTTTGTCGATTTCGGTGTTAAATGAATTGTCGTTGGTCTTTAACCCCTCAAACTGTCCCTCATCTAACCAGTGTTCGTATGCATCTACATCATCAGAAAGGTTATTAAGCTCGCGATACTGCACCTCGTTGAAATCGGGGTCCATTGTGTTGACAAAAAACTCGTTGGTCGCGCTATAAATAGGATTGAGCGCGGAGTCTATTTGATCTGCTTTACTGACTAACTCGTCACGTAACGTATTATATTCTTCGGTTTGAGTCTCAGCGGTGTTTACAAGTGTTTGATACGCTTCACCTTTTGTGGCTAGCTCATCATTAAAATAATTATCAACGCGCTCACCAAAGGCCGCTAATGAGTCGTTGTAGTCTTTAATGGTTATATTTGCTCGTTCGGCAGTTAGTTCACCTCGACTAACTTGAATCCTTACATTATTAGCGGCTCTTTCTTTAGCCAAAATTACATCGCGTTCAGCTTCATATTCGTCATATACGCGGTTGTATTCAGTCTGCGCGGCTTGTAGTGCAGTATCTGTAGCCTCTAACTCCCTCGCTTTATCGTAAACGTCTTGGTACGCCCCACTTACATTATCAATCGTGTTACGCACGCCTCGATCTAAAACATCTTGTAACGCCTTAGCCCCAGCACGAGTGACCGACTGCATTACTGCATCTGTCATGTCTCCGCCTGTCAACGCAGAACGGGCTACATTATTAACTACGTCAGTGACGAGCGCCGTTTGCCCTTCATTTAGGTCATCCAGCATTCCCGAATCTTTAATTACATTGGCAGTCAAATCGGCGGATTTAACAACTGAAGCAATTAACGCATCATCAACATCTTGACCTGTTAGCGCGGCTGTCGTTGTTCCTTTAATCACGTTAAACATAGCGCGTTCAGTTGCAGAAGGAGGGTTATCTATTCCTCGCCCCGCCGACGAGTCTTCGCGTTGCATACGTTGTCCAATATCGCGCAAGGTATCAGACTGATTCATAATTCGTGGGATAGCGGCGGTTATACCGCCAGTAATAAATGCTTGTTTAGGGTCACCGCCCACTACAACCGCACCAGCAGAAGCACCCGTAGCAGACCCCAAAACAGCCCCTGCGGTAGCAGAAAACCCTGCGTCAATTGCGGCGGCTTCTGCGCTTGCCCCGACTTCAGCCCCAATCTGCTGAGCAACATAGGCTTTTGCGGATGCCTCTAAAACATCGCGAATATCACCACCTTGCGCGGCAACAGAAGCTCCTTGTACAAGAGGAACAGCCCACGCCGTTGCTGGGTTAGAAGCCAACACGATGCTAGTGAGCGTGACCACCGTTTCATTTGACAGTACGTCACGAACCGTATCATCAAGATCCGCTAATACATCTGATGCAGATCCTATTAACCCGCCAGAATCGTCAATACCAATTATATCGTCGGTAACAGTTTTTGCCGTGTCTTCAAATATCTGTCCAACTTTACCGATAAATGCCATAACTATTTACCTTTAAACTTAGTTAGATCAACAATAATCATGTACTCACCATAATCAGGATCATCAGCAGGTTCAAAAGTACTAATGTCTTTTAGCATCGTTTCGTGGAATCGTTTGTTTGTGGGGCCGTTGGTATAAGTTTTTGCTTTTTTGTACCCCATTTCAGCTAATTTTGCCATAAACACATAGAAGTCAATTGCGGCGGCTTTCATTAATTCTTCAACTGAAAACATGTCAAACACAGCCATTGTTTGAGTACTCTCGTCTTTGTAAATGACAAGTATTGCGTTGTTATTGCGGAGTACTTCGCCTTTTTTAGCTAACATAAACTTAGCAAAAGAATCAATAAACTCATCCTCGTTAACACGATTCGGCAAATCTTTTTTGTTGGAGTACGAGGTACGAAGTATCTCCTCCACCGACATGCGTTGATTTGCATACCGACGCATTAGGTTTTCTGTTTGCTTTTCACTAAGTTTCATAAGTTACTCACAAACGAAACTGCAACGATTGTGGATGGAATGCCGGGGTGTGGAGATGTAGCGGCAGTTGTATTAAGAGACAAGGCCGTATCGTCAGTTGCCCAGTACATCTCTATATACTGCCCCGCTGTAAGGTCGATAGAAAAATTCCAAAACACAGGCTGGTCAGAGTTTCCTTTGATGGTTTGTGTTTGTCCGCCATAAGGCTGATCCGTGCCATTCTTGTTAATCCATGTAATAACTTCTGCATCTGAAGAATTGGTATGCGCCGTTTGTAGCGTCACTTGGAAGTTATATATACCATCAGCCGCTACTGTGATTTGAGTATTGTCTGCCCCCGCGATACTTACACCATTGCCGATATACGTATTCTCAAACTCAACAGGGTAGCCCGTATTAACAAGCGCGGCAATCTGGTCAATCGTGCTGTAGAACAAACCACGTGGAAAATACAAAAACTTACCGCCGTCGTCTGTTGAAGTAATTTCGCGAATAACACCAATCAAACGATTAAAAAACAGACGTAAAACGTTATTACTTTGGTCTTGATAAGGCCGGTCATACTCCTCTGTAGCGAGGGGTAGCGCAGGTGGCTCGATGCGATTAAGTTCGTTTGCCATTATCGCCGTCCATCTGGGCGCATATCAATACGCGGAGCGCCTAATTGCCAGTGTACACCTAACGCATCAGACTCAATTTTCATCGCTAACTGTCGTCCACGCACCCGGGTGTAAATCTGCCCTGTATATTGCTCAACGGGCAACACAGCCGTACGAGTTACTGTAGACGAGTTAGTCCCACCTTCGGATGCGGGGTCGTTGTATCCAGAACCGGAACTCTTTAGTGGTAGCAACGTCATTGTAGCTTGTGGGCTACCGGCAGTTGACCCTTCAAACGTAATATCCGGCAGTACCCGCCATATAAAGGCAAATTTATGCCCGTCATCAAGGTCAAACTCGGCGGACGAGATATACGCATTGATTGCCGCAGGGGTACCTGTTTCGTTGTCGTCAACTCCAAACTCATGGTTAACTAGATTGTTACTATAAGTAGCGGCTAGCGGATAGTTGCGTAACCCAGAATCCAACCACGCTGTACGAGCCATTGTGCCGTAGTACCAGATATTTTGAACGTAGTTATAGACCACATAACGATCTACTGTTGATGAACTAGCAGAACAATAGAACCACCAAACCTCGTGGAATGCTTCGTTAGTTCCTGCAAATACTTGATTGTATTGGAGATCGTTAAAGTCGTTGAATACAAACTTACGTAGGTCGCAGGGTAATGCCTGTGTTCGCCCATCGTATTTGTAGAACTTGTCAATACCCATCCAGTAAGCGACGCCATTGGCATAAGCGACGGCGTTTTGAGATGCGATAGAAGTGTTTTCACCAACAAGCTGTGCAGTCCACACCGCAGGTGCTCCAACATACTGTAGCGAATACATAGCGGAGTTAGTCCAGACCAACACTTCTTGCCGTGATTGCGCCGCTGTTACAATTTCTGTACCACGAGATAACCGCAAACTACCTGCTTGGTTTGTTGCCGCAGGGGTCCAGTTCGTTGCGTCTTCTTGGTCTGACCAACGAATCAACATTGGATCTTGTGTAGCAGTGCCTATGTCGTTAGAACCAAAACAAAACACAAATCGGCTGATGTCAGAGATTAGAATGTAGTTCTGCACCGTTGGGACGCCAGATGCGCCACCTAAACTAGATAACAAAACACCACGTGTTGTCGCTCCGCTTGTGGCATCCCAGTAGTAAATCGCTCCGCCGCGAGGGCCAAAAATCAAATCTTCACCAAAGTTTGACTGACTCCACAAACGTAGTGGTTCTGCTGATGTAGTGCCTACACCCCATGTACCTGCGCCCCACGCACCTGCGCCCCAACCTGTTAAGGGGATAGAAAACGCAGGGCCAACGTTGATTTGATAAGCCGCTGTGACCGAGCCACCGCCTGTAGCAGAACTTGACGCCGCGCTACCTGCATCGATTGTATAAGTAGTGCCTGATGTAAAGGATATTTGATATTCGCCGTCGATTGTTAGCCCACCAACCGCACTTGCGCCGCTGAACGTCACAAAATCACCATCAATATAGCCACCTGCCGCGTCAGTCACTTCAACGATGGGCGACCCTGATGTTGTTTCAAACGGGTCAGTCAATGACTCTGTAGCACGTAAAGGTGTGATGTCGTTGTAAGAGCCACCTTCTTCTAGGTAAAACTTAAGGTTCGTGCCTACGGCAATAAAACGAATGCTACCGAGTGTCACCCATGCCCACAGCGAACGACAAATACCCAAGAATGTAGACGCTGAAATACGTTCCCACCCACCGATTTTCTCGGGCGTGCCTTGGCGAAACCGCACCTTGTCACTTTCAAACCAACCACCCTCGTTTGTGTAGCGGGTATTTTCGCGATTAACGCCTGCTTTCAACAATAACTTCTTTAGCGCCATGACGTTGCCTTACATTGAATCCCCGAACAAGGGCGGGAATGTTGTTACTTGAATAGCAACGCTTTCTTTCAGGTGTAGCGTCTCACCACAATCGGCACAGGTATCGGCGGCAATCTCATCTTCAGTGAGATCATACCCACAACTAGCACAAACACGTTCTATATAATGAGCGGATTCAACTGTGTTATCGTCGAGGTTTCGTGCTTCATACTTAACTTTCATGTCGTACCCTCACAATTGTTTACGTCTGATTATCCATGAAGTACGCTAACTATGCTAGTTTTACTAGCTACGAGTTCCCTCGTATAAACCCCTCCCGTAGGAGGGGTTGCCTTAATCCATCAATTCAAAGTGCGGAGCGTCGATAAACGGACGTTTGCCTTCAGAGCGGCGTGTATCAACATAGTGGTTCATCGCTTCTTCCATTGTGCCCTCCCACTCACGAATATCTGGGATATTCCATGCCGCGCCCCAACGGACTTGCACGTTTTCCTCGATAGCCGCTTGTTTAACCGCATCGGCAATATTGTCATAAACGTTTAATTCCCAACATCCTTTTCCGGCCACGTAGGCCATAAGGTCTGCGGCTTTACCTTCGAGATGCTTAGATTTCATGGTCTGTGACGCGCCTTTCTCAACGAGAGCGCGTTGTTCTTCTTCAGTGCGAAGACCTTGTATGACACCAAAATCGATGTCGGTTAGTTCAATTGCACGGCAGACGATTTTAACCAAACGCTCGTCTACGCCTTCTAACTTATCTAAAGATCTTTGTGAGAGTTGATACATTACTTAGTCAATCCTTTTTGCTTTTCATATGTTCTTAGGCCACCTAGTCCGAGCATACCCATTAATACCGTCATGAGCGACCCCATATCGAACTCAGGAAGCGCAGGTATTTCAAAGCCAGATACCCCAACTCCAAAAAGAATAAGTGGAGCAAGCACGAAGTGGTATGCAAGCGCGACGCCACACGTCCAGCCCACGAAAGGTCGCCATCCGGCAACAAAGATTGATTTATGTTGGGCTTCTGCTTTGTTGACTTCGACTTGGGCCATTGCGGCTTCATGGGCGGCTTTCTCCGCCATTGTCGCAATCTCGTGAGCCATTGCATTTTTGGCGTCCTTATCTTCAACGAACTTATCGAGCAACCCTGTGACTGGCCCTATTAATGCCTGAATCATTTGCTATCTCCTTTAGATTTGAGAGCGCTCGCGCCAAAGAAAGCAGACACTAAGACCGCTATTGACGCAAAATAGGTGGGCGCAATATCAGCGATGAGTTGCGCCGCTGTACCCATCGAGAACAGATCGGCCAAGAAAATGCCAAAGGGGTACAGTAATAAACCAATAAGCGCAAACCACGCCATCTTGCGGATTGAATCCCTTTGGGCATCGTCATCCAACATTTTGCGGCGCATATCTTCCAACATGATTCTACGCTCTTGCTCATCAATCACCCCGTCACCGTTCAGATCGTACTTTTCCATTTCTTCTGTCATAGATTACTTCCCTTTAAGACTAATAAGCCAAAGTAATAGGGCCACGGCCCCGCCCACAGCACCGAGAACAGCAATGCCAACAGCACCATACAAAAATCCATTCTGTATGGCTTTTTTACGAGCCAGTGCCTTAGCTTCTGCACGTTTCTTTTCGTTCTCCCGCATTTGCTCACGGTTGGCTATGAACTTCTGATAGTCATCCCACAGCCCCGCCCGACCGTTATAGATAAACATTTGTTTTATTTCAGCTTCTTTCTTACGAATATCTTCCAAGGCAAAAAACGCATCCATGTCGCCATCTTTCGCTTTCTTTTCTATTTCGCCTTTAGCATCAGCCAATTTGGTGAGTTGCGGCCCCATCTCGCCTACTGAGGAAACATGACCTGCAAACTCTTTGATTGCGCCGATAGCCTCGTTTGCGATTTTGATAGCGGCTATGGCTTCAAAGATCATGGCTAGGGCATCTTAGAAAGCACCGTCAACAGCATGACCAGAATGGTTCCTGTTGCGGCAAGGAGTATCGTTTCTAAACGCTTCACGCGCCCAAACAAATCTTTGAACTGGATTTTGACTTCAGTCTTTATAGCGATCACTTCTTTCTCCAGATTATCGATTCTTTGATGCGCTGATGCTACGGTTCGCTTGTCCACTGAAGTTCTCCTACCAGAAATAGCATATTTTATCAGACGTTTACTCTGCGGCTCTAGCCTCAACCTCATACGGGTTGTTCCAGTATCCGTATTTGATCGTGTAATACAGGTATTTAATCCCGAACTTGAGTCTGCCTTCTGCCTGAATTTGCTCGATGTGCTTTAGCTCATGCCGAATCAAAGGCTCATCACCAAGATGATCAGGGTGTAGATAAATGGTGTTCCAGAATGAAGTCCATCCTTTGAACCCCAAGCGATCCATGTACCACTTAATTAACCCTGAACAGGGCTTTATGTTAGCCATCAGACTCCTTTGGCTCATCTAGGCTTGCTTTCAGCATATTCATAAATGCATCACGGCCTACCTGAAGTTGGTCTAGGTTAAATTGTGCTGATCGAATCTTACGATCCAAATCACCTACATGGTTGATCATGACCTTCTGCTGATCTGTCAGTTGGTCTTCTGTGTACTCAGTTCCGTCGATAGAGACTGTTTGTTTCTCGCTCATCTCGATTCTCCTTTAGTGGTTAGTTATTCCAAGGCATACCTGACATTGTGGTAGGATTCTTTTGTGCCTCGATCTTACTTGCAATTGATGCTTCAGTTGCATCCTGATCCACAGCGTTCTGCACCCAACCAATCACAGTGGCTTCTGTGAGGTCAGCATAGGCAACATAGCCATCAGCAGATGAGTCAGGTGTGAACGACTGTGTGCTGTACGCAGATGCAGAGTATTCCCCGTCTACGCCAGTGCAACGCCAGTGGGCGATAACAACACCCTGATCTGAGTCGTTGTTGTATTCAAGGTTTCCGATAGTCCAAGTGTATTCAATAGCCATTCTAATTCTCCTTTAGATAGCGGCAATAATAAATGCGAGAAGTTCAGAATACCGTACGCCCATCCGTGATTTCTTCACTGCGCCTTCTGGTGCTTCTTCTTCAGTGTCGTAGGTGTCAGTGCGTGTGTAGGCTTCTTTGGCTTCTACGGCTTCAACAGCTTCAGAAACAAGATTGCCTTCTTCGTCATACACTGCGTCTTGTGCTTCCACTGCTTCAACAGCAGGGACATCTGTGTAGGTTTCCCACCAAGTTGATGAGATGAACATTGCATAACGTCCTGCGTCTAATCCTTCAGCTTCAAAGGCCGCTTGTAAGTCCTGTGCAATGATTCCAAAGTGGATACGAGCATCGTCACCTTTTTCCTCAACTGAGTTGATCCACCGGAACTTGCGTAGCAATGCTTTAGCCGCTACTGCAACACGTTGTTCAGCTTCAGACAGTTCTTCAATGTCTTGCTTCTCGTTGCGGTCAGATGTTTGGATGGTGCCGTTGGTGGCATAAACATCGTCAAAGCGAGTTCCAGATTCACCTAAATCAATAGCGTTATCTCTTTTTGCTCCATTTTGATCGCATGGCGCAATATGATCCGTTCCGCTTGATTCAAAGTAAAGACCAACATCAACGGCGTTTGCAATGTACAAATCACCTGCTTGAGTACCAATCGACCCGACTTGTGCGTTGTCTTTGCGGAACTCTAAAATAGAGCCAGTGTTAGTTTCACGATTTAAGAATAAAACCCTTTCAGAATCTCTTGTAAATCCGCTTGAACCATTTGGAATAAGTTGAATCCCTGTATCTACTAGACTTGTGGAAGTCTTACCAACCAACAAGTTACCACTGGAGTCGATGCGCATGGCTTCTGTTATACCCGAACCAGAATCGTCTGTTGTGTAAAACACCATTTCAGATTTCGTTGAGGCGGTTCCTCTGAGAGATGCAATACGAGCCATTGCTGTCGTATTATCGTAGAAATTCAATAAACCATGTATCTGACTTGCACCTGTTGTACCGTAGTTTGCTAAGTTAATAACTGCGTAATCAGCACTACCTTCACCTTTAATCGCTAAAGTTGTACGACCATCACCAAAATTTTGAATCTCGTCAGTAACTCCTAAGCATAAGTTACCATCGGAGTCGATACGCATATGTTCTGAACCAGAACCGCCACCACCAGTCATAACTATTGGGCTACCCGCAATGCGAGTAGTCACTGACCCACCTAAATCATTTATAGCGCAAATTGTCGCTCCATTGGCGTTATCAAAAACAGAAATATTTCTATCGGTAGCTGTCTTTACTTGTAGTTTTGCAAAACTCTGCGGTGAGGTGTTAATGCCCAAGTTACCATTGGAGTCGATGCGCATGGCTTCTGAAAAACTGAAAGAAGCTCCTGCTGTACCAGATGCGGCATAAGAAAAACGATGTGATCCTGCAAGTTGTTGGTATAAAGAAGCCGCACTAGTCGTTTTATAAACCCAAGTCGATCCATTGTAATAAGCGTTTTCACTAACACCTATATCGGATGCTGAACCGCTAAACGAACCTACTGTACCAATATCAAGAGCAGTAACTCCTGCCCCACCCCAAGAGTAAGGAGTGACACCAATCCCTACGTTACCACTGGAGTCGATGCGCATGGCATCTGTCGAACCTACTTGGAATATTATGTTCCGGTTTGCAATTGATTCACTAGAATCAGCTTTCAAGTACAAGTTATACAGAGAATGGATGGAGGCGTTATCATTAGCTAAAGCCCCGCCTTTCAATTGAATTGTTGCGGCTGTTGCTGATCCGCCTTGCACTGTTAGTGGTGCATCAGGACTAACCGTCCCAATCCCTACGTTACCTGTGTCAGTAATACGCATACGTTCTGCAACAGTTGTTCCTGTGGCAGTTTTAAACACCATATTGTTAGCGTTTGTTCCTGCTCCATTTGCAGATGCGATTTCAACATAACGACTTGTTAATACTGACTCGTGACCATAAAGCCTTAATGCAGTTTGTGTTGCGTTTGATGTAGCTGTGGCAGGGCGAACTGCAATGGCATCGCCGTTATCAACAATAAAATCTGCTTTAAACTCAGGACTACTCGTACCAATCCCCAACGACTCAGCACTCGCATCCCAGAAGAACTTTGCAGTTGTGCCAGTGTCTTCGTAGAAGGAAATGTCTCCGCCTGAGAAAATACCTATGCGCTGAACTGTATCAGATGTTCTAAGAAATATAGAATCGTCAGCACTAATGTTTAAGTTTTGATTGTTAGCACCTGCGGCAGAGATAGTGTGCGTGTCACCTGTGCCTCTAGTCCCAGTAATAGTGATGGTTGCGTCTGTATCCTCAACAGTCAACCCATCAGCCGTGACTGTGCCTGTTACGTCGATGCCTGTGGAGGTAACACGAGAAACTTCAGTACCATCTACATCAAAACGCACAAAGCTGTCAGCCGCTACGTCTCCGGTGTCAGCAGATATAGTAAGCCCAGTATTTGTCGGGGTGAATATCCTGTGGTATAACCCTGCAACGTCTTCATCTGTAAAACGAATAGCGGGCTGTGCTGTACTTCCTGATAATTCAAGCAAATCACTAGGACTGTCAGTTCCCACGCCAACCCGATTATTCGTTGCATCAACGTATAAAGTATCGGTATCAACAGTCAACCCATCAGCCGTGACTGCGCCGTCTTTCAACAACACGCCATCAATGGTAACGCCGCCAGCGGCGGTTACTTCGTCAATCGTATCGACTTTGACGCTTGTGGAAACAGTGACAACACCTGTGCTATCTGCAACGGTTACAGCGGCGGTACCATCATTGGCTTTGAGATTAGTTGTTTCTACAGTTGTCGCATTAACGCTGTCGTCTTTCAACAACACGCTATCGACGGTGACACCCGCGTCTGGTGTTAATTCACCAACAGTATCAACACTTAACGTACCACCAACTTTAGCGGCGTTACTGATGTTAACTTCTGTGCTTGCGTCAATATCAACAGTAGGCGCTGTAATCTCTAACTCAGTATCTGCATCGATATCAAGCTGGCCGTCCGCCGAAGAGTAAATCTTTAACGCGGTATCACGGAATTGAACTTCATCTGTAGTGGTTAACTGAATGCTTGTACCGCCAGATGTGTTTCCGTTACTTAGGACTTCTGATAATTCGTTATTAGAGCCAATCTGAGCATCGACATACGCTTTGATTGACTGTTGTGTAGCCAATGCAGTTGCGCTATCAGACGCCATATTGTCTTCATCAAGGATCGTATTGACCTGAGTACCATCAGCGATCTTTAACGTCTTAACGCTAGTGACTGCTTCGATAACGTTTGTGCCGTCACAAAACAAGAACATAGTCTCACTATCAGGAACTTGAATCCCTGTGCCAGCGGCTGTAGTCAGTGTAACTGCTTGCCCAGACGCGTTCTTTACGACGTAAATTTTAGACGCTGTAGGGCAGATTACCGTGCCCGCACCTGTCAAGGCTGTCCCTGTGTCTGTGAACTCAAGCATTGCACAGCGGGCTTCTGATGTTAGTCCATCCGCTGTCGTTAACGTATGCGAATTTGCCGTCCAAGTGTTGATAACCGCTCGGCCTGCAATCGCCTCTTCGACCATCGATGTGATGTTGTCATTTACAACATCACCCCAAGTTCCGCTTAGCTCACCCTCTGTAGGTAATGCTAGTTTTAGAATCGAAGTATATTGAGTTGCCATTTATAAAACCTCACGCGGCTATGTCTTGCCATTCAGGAGTTTGATCTTTGTCTACTGTACCCCATGTAGGCGTTTGTGAACCATTAATATTTTGCCAGTTTGGAGTCTGTTCGTCATCAATGTCGCTCCAAACAAGTACAACACCAACAGAACTTCCAATTTGTAACCCTGCAACAGAAACATCTGCGTTTGCTGAAACTTCGACATCACCTAATGTTGTTGTTGCTGTTAATTTTGTCGGGAATACTGTAGCGCCCAATGCGACAGTAACGTCTCCAACGGTAGTTCCAACTTCTATGCCGCTAGGTGTGACGTTTGATGCGCCAGAAACTGCGACATCTCCTAGTAAAGCAGAAGATTCAATACCATCAGGTGATACGTTCGCTTCAGCAACAACTGTTACATCATTCGTACTCGCGGTCGCTTCCACGCCATCAGGCGACACAACGGCTTCAGCAACGACGGTTACATCATTCGTGCTCGCAGTTACTTCAATACCGGTAGGCGATACATTTGCTTCAGCAACAACACTTACATCATTTGTGCTCGCAGTTGCTTCAAGGCCGTCAGGTGATACGTTCGCTTCAGCGACAACAGTAACAGTACCAACACTAGTACCTGATTCTATCCCGCTTGGGACTATAGTAGCGGCACCTGTTACAGTGACCGTTCCTAAACTTGTAGTCGCCTCAACACCATCAATACTAATGATGAGAATCGGATCACCCCAAGAGCCTTGCCCCCAGCTTGCGCGACCCCAACCTTCATAAAGTGTTGACGATGCCATACGTTACTACTTACGCAATCCGAATAATCGCGTTGGTTGCGTCAGCCGTTGGGAACTGAATTGTAAAGTCGCCAGAAGTAGACGTTTTATCCGCCCCAAAGTTAATCACCGCAACAGAAGGATTAGACCCACCAGACTGGTAAATCAACGCCCCACGCGCCGTAATAGATGCCGCAGACCAAGTAGTGTTAGCAAAACTTAAATACACAACTGTACCTGACCCACCATTTGTCGGGTTTGTAGAGATAGTCAGCGTATTACCCGTTGTGGTGTACCCATCACCGTTAGCGACTTCGTTAGTCGCGGTATACGCGGCGGTGTCTGCATCCAATGTCGCACTTGAAGTGTACAGTGCAATCTTAAACACTTGTGTTGTGTCCGAACTAAAATCCATCTCACCATCAAGCAACGCTTGCTTGAAAGATGTGGTTAGCGTTGAGTCAGAAATAGCCATAGTTAATCTCCTTAACCTACCGTAGTTTTAAATTGCCCAGAACGATAGGCATCTTCTCTAAGTTTACCATCGCCAAGATTTTTCAATAGTCCAATAGCTTGAACATACAAACGCTCGTACATCTGCACGATGTCTGCTTCGCCTTTCATAAAACGAATTGCTTCTACTAACGCGCCGTTAAGGAGCGCGCTATCAAACTCATCTCCGAGCCATGTAGTCCCCGCCGTCACAATAGATTCTGGATAATACCCGTAGTGTATTTCGACAGAATAACTAGCGTCAGGGGTTGGCCCAACAATAAACGTATTGTCGTCAAAATAAGCGTAATGCTTAGGTAAAGCAGTAACTGTGGGTGTTGGATAGGCTTCACGCATAAAGTTAACGTCTTTGTTCAATAGGTAATGATATGCGCCTGCGCCATCAATAACTGCGAGACTATAACTCCATAAGAAGTCAGAAGGCGTCGATAGATACTTGTTATCCGCAGTTAGTACGCCCGTTTGATTCCTACGCAGGGCAGGAATCTGAACAGTGTTGTAAATCTTCTGCTCAGCCTGTTGCGTGAACATAGCGAGTTGGTCATCTGTAAACGAGTTTTCACAAATGTCTTCGATGTTTGTTTTCAACTCGGTGTAGTTCATAACTTACGCCATTGGTCCACGGGCCATAG